TTCAGGGAATAATTTAGATTCAATATTAGTCCAAGTAGGCAAATCTTGTAACACGCCGCCAATCGGTACCTCGTGTGCGAGACAATAGGCCTTTACTAACAAGGTTCTGAAATTGTGATGTGTATCTCTGTCTAAATGGAAAAATAATTCCCATAATGCGGATCTAATCGTGGATAACTCTTGATCTGCCACAGATTCTACCTGTGAGGGTGTAGTCCATTGCAAACATTTGTAAATAGAATTCATATTCAATTTAGCATTGTGCACCTTATGAACAGGGTCCCAGACCCAAGTTCTTCTCAGAAATGACATTTCATCTCGAGTAACAAATTTTGTCATAACCCCAGCTTTTGAAGCAGGAGTGACTTTCATATTAAAGTGTTCGAGACATTTATCTCTGTAGACAAAATTATTCAAATGTTTTGCCGCTAATTTGGACAGCCCATTGAGAAAATCATCACCATAGGTTAAGAGCATCGTTTCTTTGAAAAAGCTGGTGTCCCACAATTCAGGTATTGTATAATAAATGTACATCTGCATGAGGACAGCTCTCAATGAATTATCCTCTGCGGTGCCATATTTCCCACTAGGTTGAAGCCCAGGTTTAGAAAAGATGTCACCATTCATATGTACTAAAGTAAATAGTGCATCGGATAAAATACCTTCTGTCATTCTCAAAGCCTTGGTGTTGTATCCAAAAGCTTTTAACACTCTGAGTACGACACTTGCTGCTGCGTGAGCGATACCAAATGGATTATTCACATCAAAATCAGAATAATCTCCCTCAATGATATTATTAGAAAAGGCTCGCATTTCCTCATAAATAGCATTTGCGTCTGAATGCATGTTTACACCGACAGAGGTGCGAAAGACCTCACCATCTTCAACCATCATAGTATAAAAAGGAGCAAGAAACATTCGACTGACAATAAGATTGTCAAGGGAAGTCATGTAAAAAACACGAATCTTACCAATGGCATTCTTTTTTGCATCTCTAGGTTCATCTTTCAGTGATGTCCCATAAATAAAATTTGCAGAATCTCCATTCTCATACGTTTCAAGTATTTCATTGATACGTGTTTTAAGTTCATGGGTAGCTTCACGAATATTATCTTCTTCATGAACAATAGGAATATGGGGATCTTTAGCACCATAACCATAGCCACCGGAAGTTGAAGCATTAATCCTGCGAAGATATGCGTCTTGCTCATGACCGTTAACTGCTGTTTGAATATCTAAAGGAGCTAAACTATAATCATCACCATGTTTGGCTTTAATCATAGATATAATTCGTTCTGAATACTCTTTTACAATTCGATCAACAATTTTCATGTTGAGTGGTGGAGAAGTTTTATTGACCTTCTTGAGTGAAAGGTTCCAAGGTGAAATATATTCTCCTTCAACCATTCGAGGTTTCATATTGGGTACCACAAAATGCTCATCAGGTTTAAAATCAATTGTATCAAATATTGCATCGAGCGAATGATATAAGCTCGACTTGACAATGTTACTTTTATTGTTCATAAAAACGGGTTTTCCCGTTGAACCTAAGTAATTGATACAAGGCAAATGTTCATATCTGAATGGTGATTTTGGACCAGGGAGACATAAAGACTCAGATTTTAATACAGAAGCTGAAAAGACTTCTAACATGTCTTTTTTACTCTTGAGTTTCTCAATGGCTTCGTCCACATCAGAATGCATAATTGCAACCCCAATGCGAGTGTCACAATCCTTATTTCCAGCGCAGTGTATTCCCACAATAGAACATCCGGAACGCGTGACCGCCCCCACAAGAGGGACGCCACACATCCCGTCGACGTAGTCACGTTCATAGCGAATATAACCGCTGATTGTGACATCTGAAAATTTATCTTGCACACTAATTGTATCTTCATGATAAACCATAGTGCTCTCAACACTGCCTACAGCACCTTTGAATCGTTTAGGATGAGGAGCTTTTAGGAAATGAGGAAGAAAATTTC